CCCAATCGTATTGAACGATATAATCAATACGAACAAATGGACTTAGACAGCGAAATCAACAGTGCTTTAGATATTCTAGCTGAGTTTTGTACACAAATTGACAATAAAACAGGTCGTGTATTTGACCTACATTATCACGAAAAACCCACAGACAACGAAGTCAACATTATCAAAGAGCAGCTACAACAATGGATCAAACTCAACGAATTTGATCAAAGACTGTTCAAACTAGTACGTAATACATTAAAATACGGAGATCAATTGTTTATTCGAGACCCGGAAAATTTCAAATTATACTGGGTAGAGATGAGCAAAGTGGTCAAAGTCATTGTCAACGAAAGTGAAGGCAAAGAACCTGAACAATACGTGGTAAAAGAAATCAGCCCAAACTTGGAAAATCTCACAGCCACTCAGGTATCAACCAGCGATACATTTATCACAAGACCACAAATTGGTGGACCCAGTGGTGCCTATGTCCAGCCCAATGTACCATATGGTGGTGGTACACGATTTGGACGAGCACAAAATGAATATGCCATTGATGCCGAACATATTATGCATGTCAGCCTGACTGAAGGGTTGGATATCACCTGGCCTTTTGGTACCAGCGTACTGGAGAGCGTGTTCAAAGTATTCAAACAAAAAGAATTAATTGAAGACGCCATCATCATATATCGTGTACAGAGAGCGCCGGAACGTCGAATATTCAAGATCGATGTAGGTAATATGCCCCCGCACATGGCCATGGCCTATGTGGAGCGTATCAAAAACGAAATACATCAACGTCGTATTCCCACACAAACTGGTGGCGGTTTAAACATGATGGATGCCACATATAATCCTTTGAGCACATTAGAAGATTACTTCTTCCCTGTGACAGCAGAAGGTCGTGGTAGTAGTGTAGAAACACTACAGGGTGGTAGTAATGTGGGCGAAGTCACTGATTTGCGATTCTTTACCAACAAGTTATTTAGAGGATTACGTATACCCAGTAGCTATTTGCCTCAAGACACCGAGGATGGCAGTCAAAGTTATAATGATGGCCGTGTGGGTACAGCATTGATTCAAGAGTGGCGGTTTAATCAATATTGCCTGAGATTACAAAGTACAATTATTCAAAATCTTGATCAAGAATTTAAAATGTTCATGCGTTGGCGTGGTATCAATATTGACAACAGTCTATTTGAATTGCGATTTAACGAACCACAGAATTTTGCCAAATATCGTCAGGTTGAGTTAGATTCAACAAGAATTGCCACATTTGGGCAAATTGAAGCATTGCCTTACATGAGCAAGAGATTTATGTTGCAGAGATTCTTGGGCCTTACCGAAGAAGAAATGGCCGAAAACGAACGTCTATGGCGTGAGGAACGTGGGGACAAGAAAACCGATGTTGAGGATCTGGGTCTAAGAGCAGCAGGTATCACACCGGGTAGCTTAGAAGCTGATCTAGCTGAGTTTGGTCCACCCGAGGGCGAAGTACCAGCTGAAGGAGCACCATTGCCCCCAGGGGCAGCACCCCCACCCGGGGCAGCACCCGCAGCACCCGCAGCACCCGGAACTCCGGGGCCAGTTCCCGCAGCAGCACCGGCAGCACCAGCATAAGATCATAAATAAAGACATGACTTTATACGAATTCTTTGACAGTACCCCGGATGCCTATTATTCAGGTAGTCAAGACAATTCTGCTCTCGAAAAAAACGCCAAAAGAAAAACTCGATTAACATTAGAACAAATTAATCGATTACGTATCATGAACGATATACGTAGATTAGAATATGAAAAAAGTATAGAGAAGATCACCAAACAATATTCTCCACCAGCAGCAGCACCAGGTGGGATGATGTAATAAAAACATCAAAATCTTAAAAAAACCGCCATTACAGGCGGTTTTTTATTGTTTTGTGTTAAATAAAATTAACATTTCACAGGAGTTCTTATGAACAAGTACGAAAAACTAATAGAATACATCATTGCCGAGCAAGATGATCTAGCTCGTCAACTATTTCACGAGATTGTAGTAGAAAAAAGTCGTCGGATTTACGAAAGTCTTTCCGAGGACGATATGGACATGATGGATGGCATGGACCGCACCAGCGGTGTCGACGGCCTGATGAATGAAATTGAAGCTGATGAAATTCAGACCGAAGCCGACGAAGAGCCAGACATGGATATGGACATGGGCGACGATGAAGCCGATATGGACATGGATATGGACATGGACGACGATGAAGCCGATATAGACATGGACATGGGCGACGATGAAGCCGATATGGACATGGACATGGGTGACGACGAAGACGGAGAGATTGGGGAGCTTGAGGATCGTGTTGTCGATCTTGAGTCAGCCCTTGATGAGCTCAAGGCCGAATTTGATGCACTAATGGCAGACCAAGATGGCGACGGCGATCACGACATGGATGATCACGAAGCCGAAGAAGACGAAGGCGAAGAAGACGAAGGCGAAGAAATGGTACGTGAATACGTAGAAAAAGTTTCAGCCCCAGCCAACACCGAAGGACATGAAGTCGGTGCTGGTAAAAGTGCAGCTATCAACAAAGCCAGTCCGGGTCTACAAAAAGCCAACAACATGGGCGGCAAGCGTTTTGATCTAGGTCGAGGTGCAGAAAATGCTCCCGACGGGCAGCGTCCTCATAGCAATGCCAAAGCACCTCAAGAAATTGATGTTGCCAAACGTAATGTCAACAAAGTCGGTGGTAACAAAGGTGCTCAAGACTTTTATGGTACCAAAGCCAAAGCCAAAGCCAAAGCTGGCGAAGAAGGCGGTGTCAACAAAAACAGCATTGAGTCTGGCAGCAAGTAAGGAATAACGATATGTTGATGCTCCGAGAAAGTCTCAGTTTCGATCAAGCCAGAATTATTGTCAACGAAGACAAAGACGGTGACAAGACTCTATACATGGAAGGTATTTGCCTCCAAGGCGGAGTCAAAAATGGCAATGGTCGAGTCTATGATGTCAAGGAAATCACTCGAGCAGTAGATGCAGTTGCCAAACAGATTCGCGATGGACACAGCATATTGGGCGAACTCGATCATCCCGACGACCTCAAAGTCAACTTGGATCGAGTCTGCCATATGGTTTCAAATATGTGGATGGATGGACCGAATGGGTATGGCAAGCTAAAGATACTACCTACCCCGATGGGACAACTAGTCAGCACCATGTTAAAAAGTGGTGTCAAATTGGGTGTCAGCAGTCGTGGTAGTGGTAATGTTGATGATTCAACAGGGAAGGTGACCGATTTTGAAATGGTCACCATTGATGTAGTTGCACAACCCAGTGCCCCCAATGCCTATCCTCGTGCAGTTTATGAGAGTCTCATGAATATGCGTTATGGACATAGAATGTTGGATATGGCACGTGATGCGACAACTGATCAAGCAGTTCAAAAACATTTGAAAAAGGCCATAACAGGCCTGATCAAAGAATTAAAAATATAGGAGATAGGTACAATGTTTGACGCTATCAAACCATTGTTAGAAAGTGGAATGATCAATGAAGAAACACGTACTGCTATCAATGAAGCGTGGGAATCTAAGTTAAATGAGGCCCGCGAGCAGATCAAAGCAGAATTACGTGAAGAATTTGCTGGTCGTTACCAACATGACAAGCAAGTAATGGTAGAAGCAATGGACCGTATGCTGACCGAAAGTCTCCAAACTGAGCTTCAAGAATTTCATGAAGACCGTAGAGCTTTAAATCTGGATCGTGTCAAGTTTCAAAAACACATGACAGAATCAGCTCAAAAGTTTGATGCTTTTGTTACTAAAAAATTAGCCGAAGAGATTCAGGAACTACGTGCAGACCGTGAAAAGTATGCCAATGCAGTCAATGTGCTCGAGCGTTTTGTAGTTAAACAATTAGCCGAAGAGATTCAAGAATTCAGTCAAGACAAACGACTACTAGCCGAAGCTCGTGTTCGGGTGGTAGCCGAAGCCAAACAAAAACTACGTAAGGTAAAAGAAAATTTTGTCAAGCGTAGCAGTCGTTTGGTTGCCGAGACTGTGGAAAAAGGTCTAAAAAGCGAGATGAATCAACTCAAAGAAGATATTCAAATGGCCCGCGAAAATATGTTTGGTCGCAGACTGTTTGAGGCATTTGCCAATGAGTTTGCAGTAACACATCTCAACGAGAATCGAGAAATTCGTAAATTACGTCACATGATTGAAAGACGCGAACAGCAATTAGCTGAATCACGCCAGGCAATCCAGCAACATCGACATTTAGTTGAAAGCAAAGAGCGTGAATTGCGAATCATCAAAGAATCAGCCGATCGTCGATCAAAAATGACCGATCTGTTGAAACCACTAAACAAGGAAAAGGCTGATGTAATGAGCCAACTTCTTGAAAACGTGCAGACCGATAAGCTACAGTCTGCATTTGAAAAGTATCTACCTGCTGTACTCAACGAAGGTCTAAAAGTCAATCGTAAACAAAATTCTGTGTTGACAGAAAGCCGTAGTTCAGTAACTGGAGATAAATCTGCTAAAGCCAACGTCGATTCAATTGACAATAATGTCATTGAGATTAAACGTTTAGCAGGGCTTAAATGACAATTTAGTTTAGGAGAAAGTAAACATGTCACAAGTTCTATTAGAAAGCCGTTGGGGCGAGACCAGAGAAGCCCTGTTAGAAGGTCTACAAGGTTCTCGTCGCACAACAATGGGTGCAGTTCTAGAAAACACCCGCAAGCACCTTATGGAAGCTGCAACTGTTGGTGCCACACAAGCAGGTAATATCGCCAGCTTGAATCGCGTGATTCTGCCAGTAATTCGTCGTGTCATGCCCACTGTTATTGCCAATGAAATTGTTGGTGTACAGCCCATGACTGGTCCTGTTGCTCAGATTCATACTCTACGTGTTCGCTATGCTGAAACCATGAATGACACCAGCACCTTCAACACCGACACCACAGCCGGCGACGAAGCACTGAGTCCATTCAAGATTGCCACAGCATATTCGGGTGACAGCACAACCGGTCGTGCTACTGCCACATCAAGTCTTGAGGGTCAGCCTGGTCGTAAGATCAATGTTCAGATTCTCAAACAGACGGTCGAAGCCAAGTCACGTAAACTCAGTGCTCGTTGGACATTCGAAGCTGCTCAGGATGCACAATCCATGCACGGTCTAGATGTTGAAGCCGAAATTATGGCTGCTCTTGCACAAGAGATCACGGTTGAAATCGATCAGGAAATCCTGGGTAGTCTCCGTGCTCTAGCTGCTACCGAGTTTACATACAATCAGGCCACAGTCAGTGGTACAGCCACTTTCGTTGGTGACGAACATGCTGCTCTAGCAGTTCTGATCAATCGTGCTGCTAACCTAATTGCAACACGTACACGTCGTGGTGCTGCCAACTGGGCAGTTGTTTCGCCTGCTGCTCTAACAGTTCTACAGAGCGCCACAACCAGCGCATTTGCTCGTACCACAGAAGGCACTTTCGAAGCTCCAACCAACACCAAGTTTGTTGGTACGCTAAACGGCGCCATGAAGGTCTATGTTGACACCTATGCAACTGACAGCACTCCAGTTCTGGTTGGTTACAAAGGTACTTCAGAGGCTGATGCTGCTGCATTCTACTGTCCATACATTCCTTTGATGAGCAGTGGAGTTGTGCTTGATCCCAGCACCTTCGAGCCAGTAGTTGGCTTCCTCACACGATATGGTTATATCGAGTTGACCAACTCAGCATCCAGCTTTGGTAATGCCGCTGACTATCTGTCAGAGATTGCCATGTCAAACCTCAGCTTCCAGTAAGCAAATCTTTCCAGTCGGGATGGGAAGTCAAAAAGGGCCGTAAGGCCCTTTTTGTTTGGGTAGATAAAAAATTTACACCACTTAAACCACGGTACTAAATATCTTTGCAGTTCACTCAACTGCTACACACAAACACACAAAGGAGAACAAAATGAGTAAAACGCCATACGAATTGCGTGTTGAACTTTTAAAACTTGCCAATGAAATTTGCGTAACACCAATATTTCAAAAGCGTGAAGCTTTGATGCAGGAATACCATAGCCGACTTGGTCAGAATGAAACTGTGTTATTTCCTGCTCTGCCAGATTTCCCCACAACGGAAACAATCATAGCCGAAGCTGAGCGTCTTAACAAGTTCGTAAGTCAAAACTGAAGCCTGACAGTTTTTGACAGAGACCCTGACTGCCGCCTTACAGTCATTCTCACCCCAAAGCCCCGCAATGGGGCTTTTTTCTTTTATTGCCATAAATAGAAATATATAGCTATTGAAAGGAATATCGCTATGAGTTCTAATCTACTGAGAAAATATATAGATATACTAGACGAGGCAGTTCGGCTTGGTTATAGTGATGAATACGGAACATTTCGAAGACCTGAGAGTCAGGCGGAGCGTTATCATTTAGCTAAACAGGCACAAAAGGTGCGAGCATATAATCGAGGAATGCGGGACTATGCTCTCGACCCCACATTTGATCAGCCAGCTCAAAAAACAGCAGATTTATATAATCAGTTTACCACAGGTGTAGACTCTGCACGATTTCCCGATCCCGAAGTTCCCCAAGGAACAGGAATGCTAAATCCAGCAAGACCAAACGAACGTACCGATGCTGTTGACACTAAAGATACTAGTCGTAAAATACCAAGAACTTCACGTTTTGACGGTCGTGCCTATGACAAGGAATACGGTCTTGGTAGTATAGGATTAAAGCCACGAAAAAGGCCAAGTGGGATAGTATAAATACACTGTTCGCTCTAAAAAAAGAGTTTATGCAGAATCCCACTGCGTAGATCCTAGAACGATCACAACTACAAGGAGAAACAAATGGGACGTCCTTTAGCAAAAAGATTTTTTGGTAATCGTAATTTAGGTAGTTCAAGTACCACAGCAGACGAAGGTCTAGGCGGTAGTCGTATTGCCAGTGTCACAGTCACTGGTGCGGGTAACTATGCTGCTGGCGGTGCTCGCCCCACAGTGTCATTTAGTGCCCCGGATCTTGCTGGTGCTGGTGCTGTAACCGCTGCTGGTACTGTGACATATCGTGCAAGAACATTGACTGCTGCACCCTCTGGTACACAGACCAAGGCCTATCAAGTTGGACAAGTTTTAACACTGGGATCAAACGGTACAACTGCCACAGCAGCAACATTGGCAGCAACAGGTACGTTAACAACAGTAACAATTACTGGTACAGCTGGACAAATTGCTTTTGATACAACCGGTACAGCCATGTTACAGGGAACTTCTGTGACAATTTCGGGTACATATGGCGGAACTGGATCCATTACTGGTTACACCGATCCTACTACGTATTTCGTTCAGACAGCTACTGCAACCACTGCCACACTGGTCAGTACCTATGCTGCTGCCATTGCTGGAACAGGCGGTGCCATAGTGACTACAGCAGGAACACCCACTGGATTGACTTATACTACTGGAAGTACTGCTGGTGCTCTAGCCACAGTCTCTACAACTCCCACAGCCAAAGGTTCTTATACTGATGCCACAATGCCAGCTGCTGCTCAAGCTACTACCACTACCAGTGGTGGCGCAGGTGCAACTATTGCTGTTGCTACCTATGAAGTGGCCAGTGTAACAATGACCGAGAATGGTTCGGGATACAGTACAATAGCTGACGGAGCTCCTACATTTAGTGCAGGTACCTCTACTGCAACAGGTGCCAGTGTTCTTGAAACCGACGGCACAGGAATTTATGAGTACGGTACTAATGAAAATGCC